CCAATATACCCATTCTTTCTGTTTGATGATTTCTTGATATTGGACAACTTCTGCTGCCATAAAATCAATTCGATCCATTGTGTTTTTTATCATATCTATAAATATCTATGTTTTTAGCAAAAGTTTAAGGGGTATAAATAACATTAACACAAGGGCATTGTGGTGTAATTGATTCAACACTAAATGATATCACACATTCTTGGGGTTGCAAAACTGGATTTAAATTAAAAGTATGAGTGTGATCCCCTGATGCAATTGTTTCAGTACCACTAAATACTGTTCCTTGATCCCCTGTTGCAGTTCCAGAAACAACATAATCACAAATAGCATTTGCATTTCCTGTTAAATTAGGATTATTATATAATTTTAAATCAAAATTGGCACAACCAAGAAGATTTACCTCTAAATATTGTGTTGTAAATGTTCCACAAGTTGGTGTTGGAGTTGGTGTTAGTGTTCTTGTTGGTGTTATAGTTATAGTAGGGGTTGGTGTTATACTTGGTGTTGCTGTAATTGTTGGTGTTGGTGTTGGACTTGCTGCATCACAATCATCAACATATATATCTTTCTCATCAATCTCATTATCACTTATGTATTCATCATAATAACAATCTTCATCATTATCATTTTCATTGATAAGCCAAGCCCTTCCTGATTCCAATTTTGAATAGGCATTTAAGGGGTTTGTCGTGCCACTAGATGCCATTTCATATATGGAGTAGTAATACTGCCCCAAATAAGGAAAAGTAACAGCAGGAGGCACAAGAGATAGGTTCTGTGTTGTTGATTCCACAAAACTAATTAAATCATATCTTGTATTGCTTGATAAGACTGTTGGATAAAATCTAACAAACTCATTTGAAGCAATATGTTGAAATGAAAATAAATAAAATGGATTGTTTAATGTTCTATTCATAGACATTGTAACAACCAAGTTGTTTGTATCAGCCCTCCTTACTATTAACATATTGTTTTTTTTATAAAGTATTGTTTACCCAAGATAAAGTTTCTTCATCCCAAGTATAAAAACCCTCTTCTTCTGGATAAGGAACAGGGGATGACCAACATCCTGTATCCATATTTAATAACCAAGATGGATATGGTTGTGGGGGGATAAACCCATCAATGTCTTCATCATAAGAATATCCAATTCCTGCATAATTCTTTCTAAAAGGAACACCCCCACCATTGTGATTTCCACAATGTGTATTATAAGATGTTCTTTTGCAAACTTGTTCTCTTATTTCACCATAATAAGCCTCCCAATCAATATTTAATTCACCTTCATTTCTTCCAGTAATAACTTCTGTTACAATATTATTTTCATTTAAAAATGCATAATGTGCCATATTTTTTGTTTTATTTTAATTTTAAGCAAATGATACTGTATCACTACCTGCTGTAAATGTTCTTATCTTAAATCCACCTGATGTTGTTTCTGATGAGGTTAAACCAGCACCTACTGTGATTGTATATGCATCTGGATATTTTATTATAACAACTCCTGAACCACCTGCTGCATTTGCTCCACCAGAACCTCCTCCACCAGTATTTGCTGTTCCATTAGCATTTGAACCACCACCACCAGTTGCAGTTCCAAAAATGTTTACCCCACCTGAATTTATACCAGCACCTGCACCACCACCTGCTCTTGCAATTGCTGAACCTGTTATTGATGATGATACACCATTACCTCCATTACCAGGTGTTTGTGTGTTATTTGTTGTATTATTACCACTTGCATTAGTACCAACAGAAGAAGCACCACCGCCTCCCCCACCAGCAATCCAACCACCTGTGCCATTATTACTAACACCATTACCACCAGCAAAACCTTGATTTGCAGTTCCAGCACCACCAGTAGGTACACCACCACTAAAACCTTCTCCACCTCCACCTCCACCAGAGCCACCAGATGAACCATTTTGTGCTGGTGTTACATATCTTCCTCCTTTACCACCACCAGTTGATGTTATGGTTGAAAATACAGAGTTTGAACCATTTGCCTGTGAAGCACCACCTGCACCTACTGTTACTGTATAATTTGTTGCAGTTGCACCTGTTATCTTTGCTTCTGCACTTGCTCCACCCCCAGATGTTTCACTAGAAACAGAACTTCTATATCCACCTGCACCTCCACCACCATCACGTTGAAATCCACCACCAGAACCACCACCAGCAATTGTTAAATATTGAATTTCTAATGCAGGTAAAGGTGTTGTACTTGGGGTTACCGTAGGAGTAGGTGTAATACTTGATGTTGGTGTAATGCTTGTAGTTACCGTAGGAGTAGGTGTAATACTTGATGTTGGTGTAATGCTTGGAGTTACAGTTATGCTTGGAGTTGGGGATGGGGATGTTATTGGCTCACCACCACCAACAATAAATCTTGGTATTAAATCAATCCTTACAAAATCATTTTTCTTTGAGTTAAATGGCTCAAAAGATAAGGGTGTTTCTTTTTTTTCTTGTAATACTGGCTGTGCAGTATATACTGTTTGCTTCCCTAATATACCCCACCTTATGTTATTTTTACCTTTATAATTATTGAATTTCATAATGGATTAAATTAATATGGGGGTAAGAACTAACTCACCCCCTTTATATGTATTTTATCTTACGAACATTGTGTATATCCACCAAAACCAGTAAGAATTTGGGCTAAAGTCAATGTTGTGTCAAATGCAGCTGCTGGCTCCTTTTCAAAACCAGTTAAGGTTACAGTATATCCATTTCTATCCCCAAAGGTTAAACCTGTACTAGCACTACCTGCTGATAATGCCATACCAAAATCAAGACCTAATAAGAAAAATGTCCCCTCATTTGATTCAACGATTACTCTTAATTCTGTACATTGTGCTAATTTAATCAATTGATTTTGAACCAATTGACGTAATTTATTAAACACCATAACCAACTCTTGTTGGTAGAATACAGTTCCATTTTCTAATGATGGTGTGATTGTTTCTGTAAAACTTGATGTGTTTTTCTCTAATTGATATTCATACCAAGTACCAGTTCCATCTATATTAGTAATACTACCAGTAGTATATGTAATACCTGTGATTGAACCTGCCAAAACATATGCACTTTTTAAACCACCAACAGTATCTCTACATCCCTTGCAAATTGCAGATGTAATAAGACAATTAGTACAACTCATATTATATGTTTTTATTTATATGAGGGGGCTTTTACACCCCCTCATTATTGTTATTTATTTGGTTACGCTAAACCATTTGTGATTATAAATTCTGGGAAAGCAACCTGTGCNCCTACCTTAAAGTTAGCTCTTAATCTAACCTCATCAAAATCTTGTGAATAGAACATTCTCAAACTTTCTGAATCAGAAAGCAAGTCAGTACCCATAAACATATATGATGCTTTTGATAAAACTATCAAGTTAGAACCATTTAAACCTCCAACTGGGTGAACTAAAATGTTAGTTGCTGGGTGGAAAGTTCTCATCTCCGCAAAAGATTGGTCTGGGGAGAAGTGGAAGTAATTTGCAGTTCTAAAGTTGATTAAGTATTTACGATAGTTAGCATGTGACATAAAGATTACTAAATCATCAGCATCTGCAATATCATCAGGTATTACAGTAACTAAATTATCAACTTGTGCTAATGCAGTTGTTGATGTCAAAGCAGTTTGACCAGTTACAACAATATTACCAGCATTACCGGTAGTACCTGAACCTACTTGTGCCAACAATTGCTTAAATCCAGAGAAACAAGTTGTTGCAGAAGATGCACCCCAAATCAAATTCTCAATATATTGAGAAATCTGTGCGGTTTTCAATTCAGCAATTTGTGCTTCAAATGGTACAGTTTCATTATATGAACCTGGCTGTAACAATTGTCCTAACCAATAATCATTCAAGTCACGTGGACATAATGATTCATTTACTTTTAAATCACATACTGTGATATCCCTTTGTGTAAAGGTTGTAGCACCCGATGTGTTCCATCCACAACTACCTTCTTGTACGACAAGGGTGCTGTCTAACAAATTTATTGCTTGTGTTCCTTTAATACCAGGCTGCACACGAATAATCTTTGCTGTTTCGCCTTCTAAGATTGCTCTACGGATTAACTGACCCCCAACTTCATCTGTGTAAGTTGCAAGACCTGCTAAATCAAAAGAAAAATCATATTTTTTGTTATTACTCATTTTATTTAATTTTATTGTTTATGTTTATTTTTTATAAGCACCACCTCTAATGGCTCTTAATTCTGCAAATTTATCATTTCTGTATTGGTTTAATTCAGAACCAATATTTCTTGGTTGAATAATTGGCTCTCCGGCTGGGGTTTTTGANAACTTTTCAACTTGTGAGTTCATAGTTTCAAACTTCTTTTCCATTTCAATCATTCTGGCTTCCATATTTTTCAATATTCCACCAATAGATTTAAAGAAATCTTGTAAATCAACATTGTCAACTACATCATTTTCAGATAAGTCAGCCATTTCTTCTACATTCATCCTTTCTTTAATTATCCCACCTTCTGTGATTATTCTAATTTTTACCTCTTTACCTTCTGAATCTTTTAACATTATTTCGTGTTCTCCATCAGGTGCTGGGGTTTTTTTGCCTTCTGAATCAACTATATCAACTTTCTCACCCACATCAAATGTTGGGGATTCTAATATAGTACCATCTTTTAATGATGCTTTTGTGAAATCATTAATAGCATTTACTTCGTTTTCTTGGTTTTCTTCCATTTTGTTTTCTTCGTATGAAATGTCTTTGATTATACCATCTTCAACTTTTACAATTGTTGAATCTTCTAACTCATATTGTCCATCACTTGCTGGTAATTGACCATCTGTGGTGATTGCATATATCTCTGCACCAATTTCTAATTCATCTTCACAAATTAGTTCTCCACCACCTACGGTTTTGTATGAATTAAAATTCAATCTTAAAAGTTGATTAAGTTTTTTTATTATGTTTCTCATAATTATTTTTATATAAATATATAGTTTATTTTATTTGTCCTATATTTGCACTTTTTTTTCTGCAAAATATCCCTGAACACTAAATCCTTTTAAATCCCCCGACTTAACTTGTTCCCAGATTTTATCATTGTTTATTTTCATAATTATCATCCAAGTACCCACGGGGTTATCAAATCCATACTTTTTTTGCTTATCAAATGTGGCATCTTCAACAATCCAACTCTCCACAACTGTAACATCTTCCACAAATTGATTTTTGTGTTCAACATTTGCTGCATCCAATAATTTATTTGTCATAAATTTTCTTTGCAACTTTTCAATAGTTTCTTCTGAAAAATAAACAAAATAAATATTATTGGTTGCAAAATCCTTTCTTGCCATCATTTTATTTGGTATCATTGCTGGACCAACCAATAACTTCTTTTCATCATCAACAATGGCAAACTCTTGCATATTTGTTGTATCCTCATTTTCCATTCTATCTAAATACTTTGTTGCCCAATCTAATGCTTCAATTCCCCCCCAAGCATCAATTGATAATAAACCACAACCATCCTCATAAGATTTTGATGATTGCAAATCAACCTTATGTCTGCTTAAAAAAGATTTCATTCTTTTTATGGTATTAATTGATATTGGATCCCCCTTGGCAAGTTGGTTCATTCTTATTTTTCCAGTTTGTGTCATACAATTGTTGGGGTTATTGTTATCCTTAAACCACTTCAATGCCTTTGCTGCATTATCTTTGATATATTGAGGATAATCTGTAATTGATTCTTCAAACTCATATAATTCATCAATTT